ATATCCTCAGGTTTAGATCCCGCCGCCTCAAATTATACCGTAACATCAAGCTACCACAACGGGAACCTAGTAAGATCATAAAATGGCCGAACAGAGAATCCAGTTTAGTAACATTGTACAGAATCAGCTTCCTGCATATGTTAAGGAAGAGTTTCCGTTAGTTTCTGAATTTTTAAAGTCATATTATCAGGGACAAGAATACCAAGGTGGTCCACTCGACCTTGTTCAAAATATTGATGATTATGTAAAGGTTAGTGAGTTAACTAATCTGGTGGAAAGTGTCGTATTAGATGATGCTTTAGGTTATGATGATACTACGATTAATGTAAACCTTGTTCAGTCTCCTACAGGAACGGATGGATTCCCTAGTACCTATGGACTCTTAAAAATTGGTAATGAAATCATTACATATACTGCTAAAACAGATAGTTCTTTTACTGGATGCGTAAGAGGGTTTAGTGGTGTTACTTCATATGAAAAAGAAGCAACTACGGATCAATTAGTCTTTGAAACGACTGAAGCAGAGGAGCATGAGGCAGACTCTACAATAACCAACCTCAGTATTCTCTTTTTAAAGCAATTTTTAATAAAAACAAAGCATCAATTAACTCCTGGTTTAGAAGATAGGTCTTTACATACAGGTCTTGACCAAAATATCTTTATTAAACAATCAAAAGACTTCTATTTGAGTAAAGGTACGGATAGATCTTTTGAAATCCTCTTTAAAGCATTATATGATGAAGAGGTTCGTATAATTAAGCCCAAAGAGTTTCTTTTTACTCCATCTAATGCTAATTATAGAATTACTAATGATCTTGTAGTTGAATCTATTCCGGATGGTGGAGATCCTGCCGATTTACAACATTCTACACTTTTCCAATTCCCTTATGGGGATAATGTAGATAAAGGATATGCTCCTATTACATCTGTAGAGAAAATCAATCCTAGTATTGGTGGAACTTACTATAAACTGTCTATTGATGCGGGATATAACCGCGATGTAAGGGTCCAGGGGTCCATTTATGGAGAATTCCATGTTCAACCTCGGACTCAAGTAATTGGACAGGTTGCAGCGGGTTCTACGGTCATAGATGTAGATTCTACAGTAGGTTTTGGTTCAACTGGAGAACTTTTTCTTACATATAGTGATTCTACTACTGGAGTCACTTCTTATACCTCTAAATCTTTAACTCAGTTCTTTGGGATTGATAATATAACAGGAACTGTTCCTAATGCATCGATTGTTGGTGTTAATACTTTTGCATCTGGCGCATCTTTTGCCGATCAGGATGAAACTATCTTTGTTAGAATTACTTCTGTATTAAAGGACTTAGAATATCAAAATAATACTCATTTATATTCACCAACTGATACTGCTAAGATTAAAACCTTAGGAATTGGAGCTACTAGTTTTAAAGAGAGGGAATGGTTCTATAATATTGCACCAATTTACACAGTTGAAAAGTATACACTAACAGATGCTTCTGATAAGAGTTATACTATTACTTTAGGTGTTGATCATTACTTTAGGGTAGGTGATAGTGCATCTATTATCGATGCTAATGATGTTACGCGCTCTACTCAGATTATTGATGTTCTTTCTGCTAGGGAAGTACTCATAAGAGGTCAGGGAAATTTACCAACCGAGAATTATAGACTTAGAAAAGACATTTCAAAGGCAAAATCGAATACTTTTCCTAATGCAGAAATATATGCAACTAATGTTCAGAATACTTATGTAGATGATGAAAAACTTTTAATTGCATCTCCTTCTATACCAACTTATGCGAATCAACCTCTTGATGTTTCTTCGCAGACCGTTACATTCTCTACTACCTATAGTAGTGCAGAGATACAGATAGTCAATACCGGTGATGAAGTTTATTATATCCCCCAAAAGATAGAAGAAGAATATTTTGATTCTACTGGAACTAAGAAGACAAGACTTATTGTTAAATCATCTCTTTTTTCTGCCGATGTTGATTTTATATGTTTAAAAGACGTTACGGATACTGATGAGACGGAATTAATTCCTAATGGGCAAAGAATGTACTTTGCTTATAGAGTAGATAAGACAACTGTTAAATTAGCGTATAGTAGAGATAATATTTTTGCAGGCAATTTTATTTCTCCTTCTGAAACTCTTATATTAACTGATAATATTATTCAACCTTATGATTTTAGGTTCAAAACACTACATTCTCAAAGATTATTAAGAGAAATCGTTCCTGCAGAATCAGATGGGGTAGTTTCAGAAACTAATCCCGGATTTACAGGACTACTTGTAAATGGAGTCGAAGTTTTAAATTATAAGTCACGAGATCGTGTTTATTATGGAAAAATTGATGAAATCGTAGTTGACACTCCAGGTACTGATTATGATGTTATCAATGCTCCTCAATTATTAATAGAAGATTCGGTAGGAACTGCTGCTACCGGATATGCAGCAGTTTCGGGTAGATTTAAAGAAATAAGAGTTAAAGATGAGGGATTTGATTATCAAGAAGTCCCCGTAGTGAGTATAACCGGTGGAAATGGAATAGGTGCGGTTGCTTCAGTAAATATGAAGCAGATTACTCATTCTATTGATTTTGAAGCAGAAGCATTCCCAGAAAAGGTAGCTTTAGGGAGTACACAATCTACTATTGGATTTGGAACATTCCATAAGTTTAAAGCAGGAGAACAAGTCCTTTATTTAACGGGTAATCAGACCAATGTAGGGGGAATAACCACTGGTTCTTCTTATTACGTTTCTTTAGTGGGATTAACCACTGTTAAACTTCATAAAAGCGAAGGGGATGCCTTAGCGGGTATTAATACTGTTGAATTGACTTCATATGGAGTTGGAAAACAAACTTTACAGTCATATTATAAGAAATCGGTTGTTGATTCTGTAAATGTCTTAAATTCAGGATCAGGATATCAAACTAAAAAAAGAACTGCGGGTATAAGTGGATTTAGTACTTCTCTGAATGAGATTACTATTAATAATCATGATTATCAATCTGGAGAACTACTGAAGTACACGGAAACCAGTGGTACTGTGGTTGGAGGACTTTCTACTGGAACTGAATATTATGTAACTAAGGTTGATGATGATAAATTTAAATTATCTGCCGTTGGAGTTGCAAGTGATAAAGAATACTATTATAGAACAAAACAATACGTTGATTTCACCTCTGTTGGAGTAGGAACTCAAACATTTGATTATCCTTCTATTTCTGTAAGTATAGTTGGAAAAGTTGGAATTGCTTCTACTGGATTACAAACATTTGAAGCAGAAGTTCAACCTATAGTGAGAGGAGAAATAACTTCTGTTCATTTATCTAATCAGGGGGTTGGATATGGATCTTCTGAAATTCTAAACTTTGATAGAACTCCTGAAGTTACTCTAGTATCTGGAGATGATGCTCAATTAACCCCAATTGTGGTTGATGGAGCAATTAGTGAAGTAGTTGTACTGAATAGCGGTCAAAAATATAATTCGGCTCCTGATTTAACTATAACAGGAGATGGTATCGGTGCAGTTATTACTCCTGTCTTTGAAAATAATCAAATTACATCAGTTAGAGTACTTTATGGTGGAACTGGATATACTCAATCTACCACTACCGTTACAGTTACATTCCCTGGTTCTGGAGTTGGATTTAGACCACTTTTACAGAAATGGACTGTAAACATAGTTGAGAAAAATTTTGATAAATTTACTGGTGATGATGGATATATTGCACATGAATTTAGGAAGAATAGAGGACTTCAGTATTCACATTTATATGCTCCCAGAAAACTTAGGGAGGTTATGTTCGCTTCGGATCAAACCGGACAAAAACTATATGGAGATAAGGACCTTAAGAGAATTAATAGTTTAGAAGTTGCTTCAGATCAACATTCTCCTATTATTGGGTGGGCATATGATGGAAATCCAATTTATGGACCTTATGGATACATTACAAAGTCTGGAGGTATTGTTGCTCAGATGCAATCTGGATATTCTCTAGATATAGATTCTGGCAGACCACCAACTACTATATGGGGAGAAGGATTCTTCATTGAAGATTATACTTATAAAGATGTAAGAGATGAAACTGTTCTTGATGAAAATAATGGTAGATTCTGTGTAACTCCAGAATATCCTGAAGGAACGTATGCATATTTTGCAACTATTAATCCTGCAAGTCCTGATTCTTCTGGTCCATTTATTGGGTACAAGAGACCAGTATTCCCCTATTTGATTGGTGATAATTACAATTCTATTCCACATGATTTTAATTTTACACATACTTCTAATCAGGACGACATATCTTTAGATAATTCTAAATGGATGAGAAATACTCAACCATATAATCTGATTGAAGGAAATTTAGAGTATCAATATGCTTATATCCCTAACAAACTTTCTCAGACAGTTGATGTTAAAGGAGTAACTCCTGGTGGCATCACTAATATTGGTATCCAAACTGGAGGTAATCTTTACCAGGTTGGAGATCCTGTAGTATTTGATAATATTGGTACTAAAGGAAGTGCTGCTGCTGCCAAAGTATCAAAATTGAAAGGGAAGTCAGTAATTAGTGTTGGTGCAGGACAGAGTACTATTGATGGGGTTGAAATTTATCCTAATGATAGATATGGAAATTATATTGCCTTCTCAACTGATCCCCATAATTTTAAAAATAACGATTCTATTATTTTCAGTGGGCTTTCGACATCTTCATCTGAAATAGGTGGTTATTATAATGTTG